CCTACAGCGGCTCTGGGGCGCGCTGCCTCTTTGGTTACTGGAAGCGGGTCTAATCGTAAGATACAGACCATAGATGGCGAGAACATAGATGCTCGTGGCATGCCTTCGATCGACAACTACTATGAGACAGATGCGAACGGTGACTTTGTTATTCGCAGCGATCTAGAGTTGTCTGACAAAAAACGAAAGGCTCTTGAGAGATACAAGCCTGTTGTAAAGATGGCAGGAGAACGAGGGCTTCTTAACAGATCACTGTTCTACGACACATTGGGTATCGACAGAGTGGGACGAGACAGAGGTTTGTGGGAAACTACCAACGCAGCCAGCGCCTTTGTGTTCCACACAGCAGAACGTTTTAACAGACAAGTAGCTCTACTCTCTGCTTTTGATCTGGAACTGCAACGCATGGAAAAAGATGGAGAGACCATCAACGATGCGGCTTTGAAAAAGGCTGCAGACTACGCGCTGTACCAGACCACAGAAATGAACGGCGGTGCCGCCCTCGCTACTGCACCTAGAATATCGCAGCAGGGCATAGGACGTGTGGCTATGATGTACAAGTCATACGGCATACAGATGTACTATACCCTGTTTAAGACAGCAGATCGTGCTGTGCGACGGATGGAAAACGCCAAGTACCCGCCAGAGGTCGTGAAAGCTGCAAGAGAGCAGATGTTCGGGGTCATCATATCGTCTGGCCTGTTAGCAGGTGTGCAGGGTATGCCACTCGTAGGCGGCATCCTCATGCTGGCTAATATGTTCTACGACGATGATGAGTTGGATGCAGAAACCAGACTACGTCAACAGATAGGTGAAGGCTTCTACAAAGGTCCGCTTAACATGCTGGTAGGATCTGATGTGGCTTCTCGTATAGGACTGTCTAACTTGTTATACCGTGAGAATCCATACAGTCAGAGTGGGTCTATTGCGGATCGTGCCGCAGAGCTACTAGGCGGTCCTGCATGGAGTGTGACAACTCAATTTATAAGAGGAATAAACGAAGTCACGTCTCCTGACGGCAACTTTGAGCGTGGTGTTGAAGCCATGATGCCTGCAGCCATACGTAACGCCTACAAGGGTATGTATCGCTATCCTCGTGATGAAGCCATTCTCACCAGACGGGGTGATCCAATACATGACGATATAACTACAGGCGGTCTTGTGGCGCAGGTTTTAGGGTTTGCGCCTACAGACTACACGCTCAAACAAGAGCAGAACCAACAGATCAAGCGTATTGAACGATCTGTAGGTGAGAGGCGTACCAAACTGCTTCGTAGGTACTATGTGGCCTACAGATTTGGTGACTCTGATGGTGTCCGCAGCGCTCTATTAGACATGCAGAAATTTAGCAGAAAGCATCCAAGTGTTGCCATAACCCCTGACACTATACAGCGGTCTATGGCACAGCATGCGCGAACATCAGTAACCATGCACAACGGGATTACAATTAACCCCAAGATGCGAGCTGTCTTAAAAGACCACGTTGATAATTACTGGGGTTCGTCCTTTGGTTTTGCCGGCGATTAAAAAACCCCCCGCCGAAGCGAGGGGTTGAGTTAGGGAGAACGACAGTCGGCGGAGGAACCTCTGTCGTAAACACATTATCATGTGATTCTCCACACACGCAACCCCAATATATTGTCCTCTATCACCACCTTCATATCCACCTGCCAATCCTTCTCCGCAGTTATGCGTTTGACTTGGCGCTTTGCTTCTTCCGTATTGACACACGGTATAAACACAGATGCAGTCACAGCCATCTTGTCCCAGTTTATGACGATTTTGACGCCATCAGGATCTAGATCGTCAATCTTCAACATCGTCTAACTTCTCCACAGAGCAATCCACAACGATCACGTCTGCAGGTGGTAGGTTCATGTGCGTGCCCTTACTGAGCCGCATCTTGGACTTCTTGGCACCCAGCTTGGTTTTTAAGTCGTATACAAAAGAGTTGTAGTTTATCTGCTGCTCACCGCACCATGCTTTCAACGGCTTTGGTATGAGGTATGCACGCTTCAAGTCTGTCTCATACCTAGCAACCAACTTCCCTCTGGGTAGCGCTTCGGGTATCACCACAGAATCAGCATCAGTGTTTTGTTTGCGTAGGTCATCCGTGCTTTTGATCCACAGCACGTTGCTCCAGTGTTCGTGGATGTAGTCGTTAAGAACTTCCTCCACACCCACACTCATGTCAGCCACCTGCCGCTTGTTCTCCTTCAACTGCTCTATGCCCCACTTGAATACCTTATTTGTGTCGTAATCGACCAGACCAGCTTTCTTGGCGATTATAAGTCCCGACACAGTGGCGGCTACAAGCACAGACCAAAACCTGTTTTCAGCAGTCAGACTGGCCTCTGCATCAACCTTGGCTTGTACCTTTGCTAGTAGAGCCTTGACGCCCTCTAAATTATTCATCAGGTACTTTACGTATTCGATGCCTGCGTGACCGTAGTTCTCCTGTATTGCTGCTGAAAACCTATCAGTCTCTTCTTTTGTCTCAAAGTGTATGCGTTTTACACGGCACTCCAAGATGCGCTGCGCCTCTGCCTTGGGCATGGCCTTGATGATGCTGATGCGCTCTACGATGCTGGTGTTGCCCGTGGTGACCGACAACAGGCTCCAAGCCTCGCCACGGTATCTCTCCGTGTTGCTACCACTAGCCATGCGCCCCCGCTGCCTACCGCCAGTAAGCTGATACGCCAGATTACTAAGCTCCCTGCCATGCGAGTTAGTCAGCTCGTCCATATACAGAGGCAGATTGTGGTACACCTCACCCCTGTTCATCTTCGTGTTGTAGGTATCACGCTCTGTGGTTATCAAGTCTTCGGGTTTGCCCCATACAGACACCCCCGCTTCCATGGCTGTGGTTTTACCTACGCCTGAGTCCTTACTGTATATATGCAACGCTGCACATTTGATCGGCGAGAATTGCATAAGTACAGAGCCGAACGCCGTGCCCACCACAAACTGGTGCAGCTCAAACCCATCACGATTGTAGAAGTTGATTGTCTCTTTCCACTTCTCCATGGTGCCTCGCGGCTCAAAGGATGGGAACAAACCCGCAGTCTGTGTGGACGGAGGGTTAAATTCTATGCGATCCTTGAACACCTCTTGGTTACCAAGAACAAACGAGTCCCCATCCTCGTTTGTCCAGCCGAACTGGCGATGTGCCTGATCCGCAGTGCTACTGGCTTGTAGCTCGTTAACCCACGTCGTTGTGTATGTCATAAGCTCGTCCATCTTTGTTACTGCCACGCCTTGCATGGACATATGTTTACGAAACTCCTCTCTTGAGGTAGCCGCAGTCAAAGGTAGTGTGAACTCGCGGACGCCGTCTTTTGGTAGGTGCAGGCGCATCACCACAGCTTCGCCCAGCTCCACGTCGCGTAGTCTTCTAACAACGTATAAGTCGTTATGATATATTACCTTCTCGTCTGGATCCCCGTCGCTGTTGACAGTCCTGATGTATACCCCGCCGTTTGCGCCACGGAAGTATGGGCGAGGGTATGGCGGGATTACGTACTGGTTCACGGGCTTGTTGGGTAGGTTCTCGGCGGGGGCTTCGATAATGTTGTCTGCTTCGGTAGCCTCTCGCACTCGCTTGCCCAACACTATCGGAGACTTTATCTTGCCCCAATGAGGACACTCGGTGCATATGCCCGATGCGTACTCGTCAAACGTGTTGCACAGGTACGGACCTTTTATCAGGTCTACCTTCTTTTGTGTGGCATCTGCTGTGTAGTCAGGGTGGTTCTTCGATATGGCATAGGCCGCTTCGCTACCATCAGTGCAGAACTTGGCTATTGATAGCCCTGCCCTCCACATGGGTTCACTGCACTCTGCCTGATCCACAAGTATGTTGCGTAGCTGCCTGCACCCTCTGCCAGCCTGTGTCTTGCGTAGTATCTCACGAAACGTGCTTTCCATGTTGCTGTTGATTGTGGTCATCACAGCGTTGTTTGCGTCTGGCACGTAGCGTTTCGGCACAGGTATGGGATCATTACCCAACAGTTCCGAAAACGCGTCGAAATCCACTGGCCTTATAGCCGTCTCAAAAAAGAAGTCTACGAGGCTCGGTGGCGTGTCTTTGTGGTTGTGTGTGGTGGGTATACGTAAGACCCGTGCAGCGTCCGCTGTGACCGCTGGATCAGCCAGCAATCCATGGTTCGTGCATAACGTCTTCAATCGCTCGGCTACGGGTAGCCAATCGTCTAAACATACCGCGTCACGTAGCATCCAATAGACATGCACGCCACGCCCCGAGTTCACCATAACAGGTTTAGGCAAAGACAACTTCTTGCAGAAATTCTTCAGGGCAGTAATCGCATCAAGCTGTGTCGCATAGTCTTTACTAGCGCCACAGTCCAAGTCCAAGAACAAGGACTTCAGATGCTTTACGTTATCCACCTTTCTGGAACCCGCCTCATTGAATGTGGCGAGCGCGTAGTAAGCGTCGTAACCCTCTTCGTCTAAGTTCCTAGCCGCATCTACAAGCTGATCCACAGAAGGGTAGAACTTCTGTACTCTGCGATCGTCACGGGTGCGAAAAGCAAACACACAGTAGTAACCCTCGTCTGCCAATGCTCCCTGTAAAAAACTTTTTGTTTCCATCACTAACACCATAACCGAGAGACACTGCGGCAGGGGTGTCGGTACACACCCTCTTCGGCAACAGCCTAGCCGCAGTATGTATGGTGGTTAGTCGTCCCAATCGTCTACGATAGAACTTAGATCATCACTGCCTTCTTTAGGTTTGGCAGGAGCAGCCTTCTTTGTAGTTTTCTTCGGCTCCTCCACCGCATCAAAGGGGTTGTCGTCTTCTTTCGGACTTACTTCAAATCCCTCCACTGCACCAAATGGTGACTGTTCTTCCATAGGTTTTAGGTCGATAACCTGCACTGCACGCAAGCGCAACGACACTCCTGTACCCATCATTCCGTGGTAAGGAGTAAATACCACAGCGATGTTAACGGTGGATCCGTTAGTCAGCAAGAAGTCATCATCTAACTTCACACCCTTGGCATCATACTGTGCAGGTTTACGAGTGGCCTCTCCACCATACGCGCCCTTTAGCTTCGCCTTGTGCGTGTAGGTGCCGTCCTCGTCCTTCTTGAAAGGCATCTGGAACTTGTCAGGCCAATCAGCGTTCTCCCCCTGTCTGATCGCGTAAGCGTTCTTCATGTGCTTATACAAGTCTTTTGCTTGCGCTTCGTTCATGCGGAACTGAAGCGTATACGACGCACCATCGTCAGTTGCATCACATGGCACTGACCGCTTTTCTGTATTGTCAAACTTGTAGGTGCGATTGATACGAGGCCACATGGCTTCAACATCATTTATATTATAGTTCATATCAGACATATCGTTCTCCCTATGTCTTACTGGTCGTCATCAAGTAGTTCTAGTAGGTCAGCGTCCTCGTCAGTTGCCACTTGTGGTTCTGGCATTGCTTCTACTACAACCTCTTCTTCACTGACATTGATGTCAGGTGCTTTTTTCTTGGTCGTAAGTGCTTCTGATATATCAGGGATGCAGAACCTGTAGGTATTACCCACACGAATGTAGGTGTCCTGCGGTATCTGCTCCTGACGAACCCAAGCACGGATTGTGGATATAGACACACTGAAGTGTTTAGCCACGTCTTCGATAGGCACGTATTTTGGTTCCATCATTTTTTCCTCACAGACATGCTGTATTCCGAGTCGATATTCAAACCGTCTGGTTTCAACTCAGGGTTCTCTTCCAAGAACTGCTTGAGGTTTGTTTGGTTCAGACGTTTCTCCAACAACTCAGGCACGCCATGCTCTATCACAAAGGCGTGCATCTTCTCCCAGTCGTTGGTCCAAAACTTCTGCTTCACAGACCTGTAAAACAGCCCTTCGGAAGTCCTCACACTCTCGACATTGTGCGTATCGCAATAATCGAGAAGTCCTTTCTTCACTCTCTCTAACTGACGAGAGAGTACAGAGTCCTTTTCCTTGTAGTCAGCCGACAGCTTCGCCCGTTCTTCGCGGATTTTTATGTAGGCTTTGGTCAGCTTTTCTGCGGTAATCTCACCCATACCGTTCTCCTAACGTATTGTTTTGTACAATCTAGTGGCGGTATGTGTGTTAGTCAAGTATTTCTTTATAAAGGTCGATCATCTTTGTGTGTACGTCTATTCTGTTGTCTAACAATGTGTAAACACGTTTCTCTACAGTAGACCCACACAGCTGCACAACGGTGCATTTATGTTTTTGTCCTGACCTGTGAACACGAGCGTTTGCCTGTGCATACGTTTCCAAAGAGCTTGTCGGTCCCCACCACACAACCGTGTTTGCCGCTGTCAGCGTGACGCCGTGTGCAGCAGCTTGAGGTTGTATGATTAAAACTCTTGGGTCTGGAGTTTCTTGAAACGTCTTGAATATTTGTGTGCGGTTCGCAGCGGAGACGTCACCGCGTATGATGTCGGTGGATATGCCGTCCTTACGCAGGCGCTCTGTCAGTATGTCGATGGTGTGCTTGAACGGCACAAACACCAATATCTTCTGACTGGACTCGTCAATCACTTCTCGTAACACTTTGTAACGATGCGTGATGTCGAACTCCAGCACATCGTTT